ATGGTGCTTTTATACCCCAAAACGCCAGCGTAAGTCATGATTAAGTCGGAACCGGACAAAGATGGTGCAGATGTGATTGACATCGGCTCTAATCGGCTGCAATCGGAAATTCTGGCGAGATCAGCTCCACGTATTCACTCTCCGCTCAATGATTTGCCATCAAAAGGCTTTGAATTGATTGATTTCGCTGACAGATTCATCGAAGGTGGCTTTATGCCGTGGCAAAAATGGCTTGCAGAGCACAGCTTGAAGGTGAAACCCGATGGCAGATGGCAGCATCCAATCTCAGTGGCCATGCTTCCACGGCAACAAGGAAAGTCCACGTACATGCTTGCCTTGATTGCAATGGGTCTTTTTGAATGGAATGAGAAGCTCCAAATATCATCAGCTCACCGGTTGGTCACATCTCTGGAGCAATTTCGGCAAATTGTTTCAATGATTGAAGCTCACGACGATCTTGCAAAGCAAATTAAGCGCATCAGATGGCAACATGGTGCCGAGGAGATTGAGACTTTGCATGGCACTCGATTCTTAATCAAGGCCGGTGGCTCAGCTGCTCGTGGCGCATCTCCTACGAAGGTGCTCCTCGATGAGCTTCGCGAAATGCACGATCTTGAATCGTTCGCATCATTGCGCTTTGCTTTGATGGCCGCAAAGAATCCATCCGTCAATGCGTTCACAAATGCTGGAGATTCTCACAGCGTTGTGCTTCAAATGCTTCGAGAGCGTGGGCTTGCAGCTGCATCCGGCGCAGACGATGACATTGGATACTTTGAATGGTCTGCTCCGACAGATGAAATCACCTATGAAAATGCTGCATCGTGCACGCCGGCACTTGGCATCACAATTCATCCGGATAACTTGCGAGCAATTCTCAATGATCCACCGGAGGTCGTACTCACCGAGGTGCTGTGCAGATTTGTCCAGACTATTTCCAGCGTGGTTGGTGCAACGGAGTGGAATCAATGTCTTGATGAGAACATCGATCTTGATGAAAACAAATTGACGTGGCTTGCCATTGATTGCTCACCGGATAGAAGATCAGCCGCACTTGTTGGAGCGCAGAAGCTTGGGAATGAGAAATTTGTGATCAAGCTTTTGCACACTTGGGAGAATTCAGTCCAGCTTGATGATCGTGAGATTGCCAATGAAGCTGCGAAATACTGCCGCAAATATCCGATTGAACATTTGCTTTACAGCCGCCGAACAAGTGGCGCGGTAGCTGCTCGATTACAGCCAGCCGGCATTCCAATTCTTGACATGGACTCGAACTATCCTCAAAGCTGTGACGAGCTTCTCGGTGCAATCAATTCTCAGAGACTTCGACATCGAGGACAAAGTGAGCTCACAATTCAAATGCTTTCAGCTGTGCAATTGCGTCGAGGCGATGGCGGCTGGGTAATTGGCCGACGTGCCAGCGGCGTTGTGTGCGCGGCAGTGGCCACAGCTTTGGTGACACACTTTGCGACACGCCCAGAGACGGAGATTGACATTTTGGTCGGTTAATGCAAGGAGTCTGAAAAAATTAGTGCATGGGATTATTCGATCGTAAGCGCACACTCGAAGCTGTCTCGCCTACCCGCGGAGCTGACATAGCTGCACAGATTGGCCCGGCTCCAACGCTTGATGCATTCTTTCCTTTTGGCGGAGCTGATTATCTTGCAAGCCGCGAAGAAGCTATGAGTGTGCCAGCAATCGCGCGCGCACGTAACATGATTTGCAATTCAATCGCAACAGTGCCGCTTATTACTCGCGACAAAACAACCGGACAAATTGTAGATCAACCGGTTGTCATTTCTGATCCGGATAAAAGAGTGCCAGGAGCAGCATCATGGGTCTGGGCTTGCGAAGATTTACTTTTTACCGGGTTTAGTTATTTTCAGATTATTGATTTATTTGCAGACACCGGACGTGTTCGCCAAATGTGGCGGGTTGCACCAAATCGCGTCGGCGTATTTTTAAATTCAATTGGAACACAGATTGAGTATTACACAGTTGATGGAAGTCGTGTTCCAATGTCAGGTGTTGGATCACTCGTTGTGTTTTACGGCAATGATGAAGGATTATTAAATCGAGCCGGACGAACAATTCGCGCTGGTGCAGAGCTTGAAAGAGCTGCGGCAATGTACGCACGCGAACCGGTACCATCAATGGTCTTGAAATCAAATGGCACAGCATTGCCAGCTGATCGCATTGCAAAATTACTTGATGCGTGGGGTGCAGCGCGCCGAAATCGTGGCACGGCTTTCCTCAATGCTGACATCACAATGGAAACAGTTGGATTTACTCCAGAGCAAATCGGTCTGAATGCTGCGCGTGAAATAATTGCAACAGAATTGGCAAGAGCCGTGGGAATTCCGGCTTACTTCATTGACGCGCCGACAGGATCATCTATGACTTATGCAAATGCCAGCGCGGCGCGTCAAACTTTGTTGGACTTTTCATTGTTGCCGCTGATGAACAGCATTTCCAGCCGTTTATCTATGCCGGATTTTACGCCTAGTACACAGCGCGTGGAATTTGATTTGAAGGCTTACTTACGCGGATCAGAGAAAGAGCGCGCAGAAATTTACAAGATTTTATTTGACATCGGAGCAATCACAACCGAAGAAATCAGACAAATGGAGGACATGATCTCATGAAGCTAACAACACCTATGCAAATTACGGCAGCTGATTCGGATTCACGAACAATCACTGGCCGCATTGTTGCGTTCAACGAACAAGCAAATGCTTCGACTGGCAAAGTTGTATTCGCTCGCGGATCAATCCAGCCTCAGGATGTTTTTCTCAACCTTGAGCATGACAACACTCGCAGAATTGGTCGCAGCGTGGCCATGAGCGTTAATGACAAGGAAATGACAGCGACTTTCAAAATCGCCAACACTACAGCCGGCACTGATGCTCTTGAAGAGGCAATGACTGGATTGAGAGACGGATTTTCAATTGAACTAGCTGTCGAAAATTATGAAATGCAAAAAGATGGCGTCATGAGAGTGACAAATGGTCAGCTCACAGCCGTTGCATTGGTTACTGAACCGGCCGTCCGCTCGGCAAGAGTCAGCGAAGTAGCCGCATCACAAGATTCTGAAACTGAAGAAGGATCAGATATAACAAACCCAAATGAAGGAGACAAAGTGGAAAACACTACCGAACAAGCCGCTCCTGCCGTTGAACCGGTAGCAGCTCCAGCAGTCGAACCAGTACAGGCATCACGTCCAGCGTATTACAGCGCACCACGTTCACCAATTGTGAATAAGGTTGATTATCTTGAGCACTATTTACGCGCAAGCATTTTGCATGATGAAGATTCTCGTCAATATGTAAAGGCAGCAGACAACACAACATCAACAGCTCCCGGAATGATTCCAACACCACAAAGCACACAGGTCATCAATGCACTTGCCAATGCTGATCGTGGAACAATCGATGGCATCAGCCGCGAAACTTTAGTGGCCGAGGGGATGACTTTCGAGTTGCCACGTGTGACCGCTGTGCCAAGTGTTGATGCAATCAATGAGAATGCAGCAATCACAGAATCATCACTATCAGCTACATTTCTTTCAGTATCAGTCCAGCCATTCAAAGGCCGCGCAATTTCAACAGTCGAGCTCATCGATCGCAGCCGTCCAGAATATCTTGCAGCTCTTCTTCAGAATCTTGAATTTGCTTATGCAAAAGAAACTGATGAATACGCTCTTGCAGCAATGCAAGCGGCAGTTACTACCACAACAGCACAGGCAGCCAATACAGCAACAGGATTCTTGGGATATACATCTCAAGCGGCTGCGGCTGTATATGGATCATCACTTGGATTCGCACGTTCACTCATCGTTTCACCAACACAATGGGGAAATATCATGGGATACAACGACAATGGCGCACCTCTTTACAACGCGGCACAACCTTCCAATGCGGCAGGAAATGTTCGTGGTGACAGCTTGCGCGGTGTAGTTTCTCCGGGCTTAAATCTTTACGTATCACGTTCATTTGGTAACGCTGGTACAACAACAGCTTCCGGCGATTCATCAATGGTTGTTGTCAATCCAGATTCTTACACATGGTATGAATCCCCACGCTTTACGCTTCGCACCAATATCAACAGTGATGGAACTATCGATATTCTTTATTATGGTTATGGTGCGCTGGCTGCAAAAGTGCCAAATGGTGCACAATTTAACAATATCGCATAAATAAACAATCACTATCGGTAGCGGTCGCTCCCGAACGCTACTGACACGAAAGGAACCGAGATGCCAGCAATAGTCACAGCGTCACAGCTGAGAAAAATTCTTGGCGTCTCGGTTTCTTTGTATTCGGATGCGGAGCTTGATCAGATAATTGATTCGGCTGAGCAGACGATTCTGCCGTTGCTTACTCAATACCAATCATCGGTGACTTTTGCAAACGTGGATGAATCCGTCATTTATTTCACCACAATGCGGCCAAATTACTTTGTGCCGGGTCAATCCGTTGTTGTCACCGGGGCCGGAGCTTACAACGCGACTTACACAGTCACCGATGATCGGATTGAGCCTTATACATTTACAGCTGCGACAGCTGCTGCAAATCGTGACTATCCGCTGCCATTCATCCCAGCTGCATTTGCAACGCTTTCAGGCGGCTCAGCTGCCGCTTTATACGCAACCACGCCTCCGGTCGAGAACGCGATTTTGGTCGTTGCGGTTGAAATCTTTCAAAGCATTACAGCTCCCGGCAATCAAATTATGGGTGACAATTTTCAGCCGGCACCATTTGTGCTTGGCCGGTCACTTCAAAATCGTGTCATTGGCTTACTGGGGCCATTTTTGGACGTCGAAACGATGTGCCAATGAGCATTGAATCCGCCATCCGCACACCATTGAAGAATTCTCTTTCAACTATTGCGGCCAACGTGTATAACGGCATTCCAGAGACAATGACGAGTCCATCGATTTGCTTAGTACCGGATGCACCATATTTTGAGAGCGTTCTCATCAATGGAGCAACAACAAAAGTCAAAGTCAATCTTACAGTCACCGGAGTTGTCGGATATTCAAACAACGCAGCAGCTTTAGACAATCTTGAACAATTGATGATCAGCATCATCAGCACAATGCCAGCCGGTTATGTAGTTGGCAATGTGAGCTCACCTCAACCATTGGAAGTCGGTGCCGGTAAATATCTTACGGCCGATTTACAAATTAGCACCTACTACACCAACTAAGGAGAAACCATGCCAACAACAGTGATTACCGGAAGAGACATTTCATTCTCAATTGCCGGCTCAAATTACGATGCTCAAGCGACATCGGCAACATTGACAGTTGATTCGACAGTCAATACATATCAAACGCTCGATGGAAAAGCTTTTTACACGACAGATACGCAAGGATCGTTTGAAGTCGAAATGCTCGCCGATTGGGGAGCTTCTGGATCACTTTGCGAAGCTTTGTGGACAGCTGCAACAAGTGCTCCGAATACTGGCCTTTCAGTTATCTTTGGCGCAAAATCAGGAGCTTCATTTGCTTTTGATGTTCAGCCGATTCTGCCATCAGCAGGAGGCACTGCACCGGACGCACAAACTGTCACACTTGCATTTACTTGCGTGACAACACCTATTGCCACATTTAGCTAAGAAAAGAGGATCGGGAGCATGAAGTTACCAATTACAATTGAATACAACAGTGGAGAATCTGAAACCTATATTTGCCAGCCGCCGGAATGGATGAAGTGGGAGCAAAAGACTGGATTCACGATTCAACAGGTTCAGGAAAAGCTAGGAATAGCCGATTTGATGTTTTTGGCATATCACGCAATGAAGCGCGAATCTGCCGGAAAGCCTGTCAAGCCATTTGAAGTGTGGGTCGAAACAGTGACAGATGTTACGACAGGAGATGGCAACCCAAAAGCCATCAGCGCGGAAGCCTAAGTCGGCTCATTGTTGAACTCGCAATTGCGACTCAAATCCCGATGAGCGAATGGCAAAGCGCGGAAGATGTTTTAACAGCGTTGGAGATATTGGAGAAGCGAAATGGCTGAGGAATCAATCGCCTACGATAAATCCGACTTGCGCAAAATCTATGGTGCTTTTAAAGCTATGGATGAAAAATCGGTAGCTGAGGCCAAAGGCGTTTCAAATGGATTGGCTACTTATTTGCAATCCAAGATTCAAGGCGCAGCTAGTGGAATGAATAACAAGGTGGCCGGACGCGTTGCCTCAGGATCGCGCGTTTCTAAGTCTGCAAAGACTGGCGAAATTTCATTTGGATTTGCAGCTCAAAGGCTCTCCGGCGGTGCTACAACGCAACAGCTGTGGGGTGGCTATGAATTCGGTTCGAATAGATACAAACAATTTCCGATTTGGTCTGGTCGTGAAGGCCGCGGATCACGTGGATATTTTATTTATCCAACTCTACGAGCTGAGCAACCACATATCATCAAACAATGGGAAGAATCATTTTCTAAGATATTGAAGGAGTGGTGATGGCAGTCGGTGGCTCAAGAACACTTAAACTCTCCATTCTTGGAGATGTAGATCAACTTAAGAAATCGCTTCAGACTGCGAATGCCGATGTTGAACAATCCAGCTCAAGAATTGGCGATTTTGGCAAGAAAGCCGGTTTAGCATTTGCGGCCGCTGGAGTCGCTGCGGCTGCCTACGCTGGCAAGCTTCTGATTGATGGCGTGAAGTCTGCCATTGAAGATGAAAAGGCTCAAGCAAAGCTTGCAACTACTTTGAAGAATGTCTCTGGAGCTACAAATGCTCAGATTGCTGCAACTGAAGCCTACATAACAAAGACTTCGCTTGCAGTCGGCGTCACAGATGATGAGTTGCGGCCATCGCTGGAAAGACTTGCACGCGCCACAAAAGATGTCAGTGAAGCGCAAAGGCTTCAAACACTTGCCTTGGATATTTCAGCTGGCAGCGGCAAATCTTTGGACGCTGTTTCAAATGCGCTAGGCAAAGCCTATGAAGGAAATGCAGCAGCTTTAGGCAAATTAGGAATCGGACTTTCAGCTGCCGAACTTAAAACAATGTCGTTCGATGAAGTCACAGCTGCTCTTTCAAAGACATTCAAAGGCCAAGCCAACATTCAAGCCGACACTTTTGCTGGCAAAATGGAACGGCTTAATATCGCAATCAACGAAGGCAAAGAAACAGTCGGAGCTTTTGTCCTCGATGCAATCACGCCGATGGTCACAACTCTCGTCAATAACGTGATTCCTCGAATTGGAGAATTTGCTTCATCTATTGGTCAGAATTTGGCTCCAACATTCGAAAGATTCACACAATTCTTCACAGAGACATTGATTCCAATTTTCGAAGTCTGGTGGGAGTTACTTTCCACGATTATCATTCCGGGAATCATCAAAACAGTCACACCAATTGTTCAAGGATTGTTTTCAGCATTTGAGTCTATTGCCAAAGCAATCAAAGACAATGAAACAAATCTGAAGCCGCTCTTTGATCTCTTTGTAACAGTTGCAAAATTTGTGTACACGACTTTAGCGCCAGCCATCGGCACAGTCCTTGGAGGCGCATTTAAGGCTCTTGGAGTCATCATTGGTGGAGTCATTACAGCCATTGGAAATGTAGTTAGCGCAATAACAAACGCCATTTCATTGGTTCAAAGGTTGATTGATAAAATGGCCAACATTCCACTCATCGGTGGCATATTTGGCGGCGCAAGCTTTACAACACCATCAATAAGTTCGAACGATCGCGGCGGAGCAAATTCGACAGTTATCAATCTCAATGTCTCTGGGGCAATCGATTCAGAAGGCACAGCTCGCACAGTCATCAACACATTAAACGATTCATTTTATCGAGGCACATTGGGAGCTGGTTCTTTGGCAGGACTTAGCGCATGACGCAATTTAGTCCGGTGTGGAATGTTTTACTGAATGGTGTCTCAATTACCGATTCGGTTCTTTCGTCATTGACGATTACTTCCGGACGAACAAATATCTATGAACAAGCTACGGCCGGTTATTGCAATCTTACGCTGGTCAATTTGAATCAAGCTGCAATCAATATCGCAATCAATGACTCAATCACAGTGGAGTTGGAGAATTCATCATCTGTATTTGTGCCGATATTTGGTGGAACAATTACTGATCTTGGAATTCAAGTGGCAGAAGTCGGCGGCATTGGCTACACACAGCGAATCAATCTTATTGCTTTAGGTGCGCTTTCAAGGCTTCCAAAAATTCTGACAGATGGAGTGCTTCCAAAAGAATTTGATGGAGACCAGATTTATGACGTTCTTTTTCCTTTGTTATTTCAAGAATGGAACAAGGTTCCGGCAGCTTTACAGTGGCAAAACGTTGATCCGGCACTTCAATGGAATGATGCTTTCAACACTGGACTTGGAGAAATAGATCGACCAGGAGACTATGAGCTGGCAGCACGTTCATCAAATCGAACAGATGTGTATTCACTTGTCAGTGGACTCGCGACATCCGGATTGGGTTATTTATATGAATCGGCAACCGGTCAAATTAGCTATGCAGATGCAACTCATCGCTCTCAATATCTAGCTGCGAATGGCTATGTTGAGTTATCGGCCAACAATGCTCAAGGCTCCGGATTAGCAATCAAGACACGTGCCGGAGATGTTCGCAATTCGATAACCATCAAATACAACGCAACTTCCACGGCTGAAAAATCTGCCACTGATCCAGATTCGATTGCCATATATGGAGAACTTGGACAAATCATTACGACAACTCTGCACAATGCAGCTGACGCTCAAGATCAAGCGGATTTCTATTTGACTCTTCGGGCTTATCCTCAAGCCGCTTTTACCAATATCACCTATCAATTGACAAACCCGGAAATTGACAATTCAGATCGTAACAATCTTATTGGGCTATTTATGGGAATGCCGGTTTCAATTAGTGATCTTCCGCTGAATATGGTCAGCGGTAATTTCTTGGGATTTGTTGAAGGTTGGACGTTCCAAGCGGCCTACAACGAAATTTCAGTCACAATGAATCTGTCGCCTATCAGCTACAGCTTGCAAGCTATGGCGTGGCAAGACGTTCCAGTGACGGAACAATGGAGCACAATTAACCCGACGCTCGACTGGGCTTCGGCAACTATCGTGAGTTAAGGAGAAAAAATGAGCAATCCAACCAGCAACTATTCGTTCCAGATGCCCACATCGACAGATTTGGTCACGGATTTACCGGCAGACTTTGAAGTCTTTGGTCAGGCAGTAGATACACAAATGAAGACCAACGCTGATGCTGCAACGCAAAAGGCGACTTTAACCACAACAGGTGACATATATTACGCAAGCGCACCCAATACTCCGGCACGTCTAGCAATAGGCACAACAAATCAAGTCTTGAAAGTAACTGGCGGAGTGCCAGTATGGGGCAACAGTGGTGCAGGAAACTTAACCGAAACAGTATTTACTTCATCAAATGCGTCATACACAATTCCAACTGGTGTAACTGGAATTTGGGCTCTTGTCGTGGGCGGCGGCGGTGGCGGTGGTTCGACTACTTCCAACAATGCTAACTCCGCAGGCGGCGGCGGTGGCGCTGGTCAAGTTGTTGAAAAATATTTTTCAGTTGTAGGTGATACAACTTTAAATATCACAATTGGCGCAGGTGGTAGCGGCGGCGGCACTAGTTCCGTTGGCGGATTTCAAGGCGGAAGCGGCACAGCATCTTCAATAGTTGGAAATACATCTTCCACAACTTATGTGACAGCTGGCGGCGGCGGCGGTGGCGGTGGCGGCGCTACTGCAAATAACGCGGGATTGACTGGTGCAAGCGGCGGCGGTGTTGGAAGTCAGACTTCTGCAAATGGCGGCGGCGGCGGTGGTTTTGGTTCGGCTGCCATGTCTGACGCTGCGTATGGTTTTTTTGGCAGTGCAGGTGGAATTGGACCGGCAGGTGGTGCGCCAACTCAGGCAGGTGTCACAGGTTACTACGCAGGTGGATCTTCGCCACATAGACCATGGGGCGGCAATGGTGTAATCATTTGGGATAGAAAAGTTGCCGCAGGTGGAAACACGTATGCCGGCGTACAGGCTGACGCATATTGCATATTTTTTGGCGTTGGTGCGCCAACGGCGGTCAATGGGGTTGCAAACAATGCGACTGCAAATTCTGGAAGCGGTGGAAATGGTGCCAAAGCAAGCACAACCACAAAAGTTGCTGGCGGTAATGGCGGTTCAGGTCTTGTCGTTCTTAGATACATTTCATAAGGAGAAATAATGGAAAAACAAATTGCATTGGTGCGAAAATCAGATCAAAGAGTTGAAAATATTCTCGTGGTTGATTCTTTGGAAAAGTCTCACATTGCACAATGGGCAACGGACGCGCTTGAAGTTGTAGCAGTGAAGGATTCAATTCCTTATCTTCACGGACAATGGGATGGAGAAGAATTTCATGCTCCGACAACTCAGTATCTGAAATCCATTGGATTGGTCACGGATTTGGTCCAAGAAACAGAAGCTGAATGACGTATCCAACTGGCACAGCTGCTCGACTTGTCGAAGTGGCCTTGGCAGAAGTAGGCACGATTGAAGAAGGCGACAATCTGACCAAGTACGGAAAATTCATGAAAGCGGATGGATTGCCGTGGTGTGGATCGTTCGTCAATTGGTGCGCCGACCAAGCTGGAGTCAAGATTCCATCAATGGTCTCAACAGCTTCAGGAGCCAACAAAATGAAAGACTTGGGCCGATGGATTGACTCGACTCCAAAAATTGGCGATTTGTGTTTCATGGACTTTCCTCATGATGGCATTGATCGCATTTCTCACATTGGCATTGTTGTCAAAGCGGGAGTCAATTCAGTCATTTGCGTTGAAGGAAACACATCCGGCACAGGTGATCAAAGAAATGGCGGAATGGTCATGATCAAACGACGTGCTATTGGCAAAGAGGTTGTTGGATTTGCACGTCCAAAGCTTGCAGCATATTCGGGAGATTTTCCAAGTGTGGAGATTCCAGATGAAGCTCCCAAGAAAGGCAAGAAAAAATGAAGCAAATCAAAGCAATCGCAGCATCATATTTGCGCAGCGCAACAGCTGGAGCATTGGCTGTGTACATGACAGGAAATACAAATCCAAAAGACATAGCAATGGGCTTAGTCGCAGGAATTGTTCCGGTATTGGCTCGATGGGCTAATCCAAAAGATTCAACATTCGGGGTCAAGGGGAATTGATTCCGAAACGCGCGGCATGGATAGGAGCGGTGATTTTGTCACTGCTCTTATCCGGCTGCGCATATCAAGGATGGACACGATATGACTGCCAACTCTACGAAAACTGGGATTCTGCGGAATGCAATCCGCCACAGTGCAAGGCGCAAGGCACTTGCACAAAAGACATCTTTGGATACGATCCACGTGAAGCGCAGCCGCTTAACAAATGAGCAGCTTAAAGCTCGACTTATCGTATTTATCGGAGTCGTGTTAGCTGCAACATTTTGCTTCTCAGTGGCCGGAATGCTGTACGCGCTGATATTCGTTACTCAGCCGCTCGGAGATCAAGCTCCTAACGATCGAGCATTCATAGAGCTTCTCTCAACGCTCACAATTTTCTTGACTGGAGCTTTGGGTTCGGTACTTGCATCAAATGGACTGAAAGACAAGCCAAAAAATCCACAGGACACGCCGAAAGACGAGCGTGAATCTTGAAATTGTCAGAGCAATGGCTCATTCTATGTCTGGGAGCGCATCGTGCCATCCCAGAATCGGGAGCTTCAAATGGATTCACTGCAAATCGCACTGGTGGTCAGTGCAGTTAGTTTCATCATTGGAACTTTGATTGGTGCAAGACACGGATATATCAAAGGTGAGCTAAACGGATCGCGTCGCGGATTTAAGCGCGGCATCGATGTAAGCCGAAAGAGCCGAACAAATGCCTAACGCGCTGGAAGGATACGAAAGTGTTGCCGAAAGACTTGAAAAATTCTGGAATTTGTATCCGGCTGGAAGAATCAGCACTGAGATCGTGTATCAAGACGGACAGAGATACATCGTTAAATCCGATTTATACAGAGACATCAATGACCTCATCCCATTTGCAACAGATTACGCCGAGGAAATTCGTACTTCGGCTAATCGCTTTCCGCTCGAAAATGCAAGTACGTCCTCAATCGGTCGCAGTTTGCACACAGGTGGATTGTCCAAGTTTTCAGATGGAATAGAGCGTCCAAGCTTTGAGGAGATGCGCCGGGTCAATCTCAGCGTCGTACCGCCGACAGAGCCGGAAGCTCGCGATCCTTGGTCATTTGGCTCAGCTGTAGATTCCACAGTCAATGCCATTGTTGCCGGCGAAGCTCCACAAATTGCGCCTTCATGCAATCATGGCTCACGCCTTTGGAAAGAAGGCGAATCCGCACGTGGCAAATATGCTGGATGGGTTTGCTCGGAAAAGAACAAAGCCAATCAATGCAAGGCTCAATGGCTTACTCTTTCAGCTGATGGAAGGTGGGTCTAATGGGTTACGTTGAAGCATTTCCGATTGGAACATGGGATTACTGCGACAACTGCGGCAAAGGCAATCCTAAGAGCGCATTATTTAAAGAAAATGTTGATGGTCAGACTCTTCGATGGCTTTGCTCTGGGTGCTACAAATGATAAGCCGTATCACGCGAGAGCAGGAATGGGCTTGCATTGATGCGGCTAAAGAGAAAATCAAGCGGCGTGGCTTTGAGCCAAATCACAAATCAAGAGTTGAACGCGACATGACATTCATGGACTTTGTTGCTCAGACGGCTGAGGCTTACGCAGCTGAGTGGGCTGTGGCCAACTATTTTAAACTGCCATATCAGCCAAGCCAATCAGAGACAAAAGAGCGTGCAGATGTTGGCGAAAGGATTGAAGTCAAGTGGTCGCGCCATCCAGCCGGCAATTTGTGGATTGGTCACTCTGATCGTGCTGATGATGTTGCGGTGCTCGTAGCCGGCCGCACGCCGCTATTTAGCATACTTGGCTGGATTCCAGTGAGCATTGCAAAGCGCGACAAATACAGACACTCGACGCAAGACAAATGGATTGTCAGTCAAATCAATCTTCAGCCTATTGAGACGCTGGAAAGGAGCAGCTTTGCGAACGCCATCCGTACCATGTCGAATGTGTAAAAAGGTCACAGTCCATCGAGAGCGCATAGTTACCGACAATTTGCCTCCGAATGTAGCTGTATTGGAATGCTCAGTCTGCTCAGTCATGGGCGTTGTGTTGCTGGAATCTGCTGATGCCTAGTTATGAGTATCAATGCACAGCCTGTGCACAACGTGTGGAAATCACACGATCAATCGATGACTCATTCAGCCGTGTGCCATATTGCGAAAGCTGCATGATTCCGATGGCTCGGGTCTATTCAGCTCCAGTTGTGCAATTCAAAGGTGATGGATGGGGTGCATCATGACACGCCGATTCATGCGTAACTTATCCACAGGCTTGACGTATTTGACATCATCGGTACGATCTACTCTCTCGACGAGAGCCGGTGCACCGGATGGCTCGCGTTCGAGACATCTAGCGGGCGCTCTATGTGTAGCTCTGCTCCTCCCATGGCCAGCACAGGCAGTTGAGTCAAAAGATGTTTATATACTTTATGCACATACAAAAATTGTTGATTACAAACAATTCAGATGTTTCAAGCTTCTCATATCAAAAGAGAATGCATCATGGAATCCAAAAGCCATTGGCAACCTTGCAGGATCAAGACGTGTATATGGCATAGGACAGATGAAGTCAGAGCATTACAAGACTCTCGATGCGTTTGCACAGATTGATGCATCGTTGAAATACATTAAAGTTAGATACAAGAATCCTTGCAATGCTTGGAAATTCTTTCAAAAGAATGGGTATCACTAATGAGCAGAGCTTGGAAGAATGGATCAACTAATCGATGGCGCAAGATAAGAGAGCGCATTATTGCAAGAGATCAATGCTGTCAGAAGTGTGGACAGACAGAAGGAAAGATGCACGTTGATCATATAATTCCAAAGAGACTTAACGGATCAGATGATGAGTGGAATCTCAGATTGTTGTGCGAATACTGCAATTTAAGCAAAGGTGGTCGTTTTTTTGAGTCGCCTTCGACAC